GTCCATTATCCCCGAACGAGGAAGCCGCGAATCGCCGGATACCAAGTAAACGTCGCTGCAGTCCCGTTAATAAACGGGTTCAGCGTCTGGACGACCGGAAGACCCACGGAAACGGCCAGTATTAACGCCTGGCCGCTGTTAATCTTGATCTTGAGCTTGGGGTTATAAAGATCAAAGATCGACGGTTTCGTGTGCTGGTTGCTGCCCTGGACATCGGCAGCGTAGCTCGTACTGACAACGCCAGATTGTGACACCTGCGTCCCAGTAATAAAACGAAGCGTACGCTGCTCGAGATAGATCCAATCGAATCTACTCACGTCCACCGGGTTCCCTGGATCCTGAACGTTGTACAGCGAGGTGACGTTGTTCCAATCGGCAACGTACATACCCACCGCAACGCTCAGAGAAAACACCGTCTGTCCATAAAGGAACAGAGCGGGCAACGGGGTGGGCGAAGAATTATCAGCGTTACAAACTGCGCCCAGATCAACCTGACCATCAAGACATCTGATCTCGAGGCCCTGAATCATCGGTGCCGCACTCTGCTGCAACTGCAAGCGGGGTGACTCAATCATGATAGACTGAATCACAGTCCCGACTGTCTGCGTACGATATGCAGCACCGCCCCACATAACACCAGTCTGCTGGATCGTAGGCGAACCCGAGTTCGGCTCGCCCATCGCCAACCAAACGCCGTTCTGCGGCATGGCACCGGGGACCTCAGGGTCACCGGCAATGGAGTATCCACCCGCAGCCAGCGCTTCAATAAGGGTCTCTGCCAGCTCAGACCAAGGGATCTTGCTTAGCATACCACCCCCCCCACCACTGGGGTTCCCACCGCCACTTCCTCCACGATGCTTGGACATAGAAACACTCCTATAAAAGGATAGGCACAAACAGCACCTACCATCGCTCCAAATATAGCCCTGGAGCACGGACAGGAGGGTGACCCTCGTGCACCCTGCACAAATACCCAAACATGAACAGTACGAGTGCTATACTGAAAAACCAGAAAAGCAGCTCGCATAGTAGCACAAGGTATGGGTCTCGACGACGCCACATAATTGTACCCTCCAGACAGTGTGGAACCAACCACACCATAACGCGCTGAAGCTGCTCGACATTACTCGAGCGAGAAACACCTGGGGAATGCATGTAGCAGTGCATTAACCACTGACGACTTATACAAGTCATCGACGGTGGTACTCACACCGCCTGCCCGAAAACTTCGCACTCGACCCACGCGCTCGAGGATGCTCGGATCATTATTACACAATCTAAGTATAGCCTCGTGCATGGACTCGTAGTCTAAGTGCCACAGCCACCTCCAACCCTGCTCAAAACACGGATGTCCTGAGCAGTTATCGAACTGCTGTAGCGTCCTAACGGAGCTGAGGAGATCACCCCACTTGGCGTCACCTTCCTGAGGAAACGGTTTCATGAAGCCGTTCAGGAAACGCATAATCGGTCTCGAACCGATACAAATGCCATCAACTTGCAGATCAATACCGTGTGTCGATTGCAAAAACATCACCTCTTGATCCGAGATCAGGCACTTAGATGGGGACATAGTCATACCCAATTCCACTGACAGCACATCAGACAAATCGTCAAAGTTCATGTCTTCAACGAAACGGTAAACACCATCATCGCCCTGGAGCAAACATTCTTCCACGGTTACGCCAAGACGATGAGCCGCATATGTAACGGCCCAAAAATTTACCATGCTGTCAATCAGGTTTGTAAGCACAGAACCTGACGGGACTCCACCCCGCTTATCGCTGCCGGAAAGGTACATTGCTGTACCACCCCGACCGGGAATGTAAAGTCCAGTACGAAGGAAAGCCTCCTGGCACCAGCGTACTAGTGGACGGTCAGCCGCACGAAACCAGATGCTAAGGCAGTGAAACATGCGTACCAACACCTCTTCTGGAATAGAGGCATCAAAGTTACTGAAGTCTACCGATAAGATGGGCTTACCATGAGGGTTAGACTTCAACATCGCTGAAACGGCTCGATCTACAGCCGCCCGATTACGCCAAGCACAGAACTTAGTAGTCCCAATCAAGGCATGACGTACCGGGATATGTAACATCTTCTTAAGGATGTTAGGCACCAGCGACATTCCAAACACTGCCCGCCAAGACGCTGTCTGTCCAGGGCCCTTAGCCGCTCCCCGTGTGCCACCCACGCCTGGGTATGCACGAGCGTGTTGCAGGTTTAACCCTGCAGCTAAGATACTCTCCGCTTCATTAAGATAACAAAGCGGAGCCCTGGGCGTCGAAACAAACCACGGCCAACCACGAGCAGACTTGTGCTCGAACGAGAGCGCAGCCTCAAGTGCTGTTGTCGCCCTCAGCGAACCTCCTATAATCCACCTCCGCAATTGCGCGTCAGCGTACTGTGCGGACCTAGCGTTAAGGTCGCACACATGTCGACTCCAGAATCTCATGAACTTCCCACCTAGAGATAGTCCCTTGACAGGGGATACCCAGAAGGGATCTCGTAACGTGTAGGATCCATGGTTAGA